CACCGGCACAGAGTGCCCCAGTGCAACCGCTTTCCAAAGGCGGAAGAGATAGACGGACCCCGCGAAGCACAACACGTCGCTATAGCTGACACTAACCTAGGTCGTGGCGGGTTGGATCCCCTCGACCTCCAATACATCATGGTACCAAAAGGATCCCAAATTAGTGGTTGCTGGCGCGCCCTCACAACAATAAAAGAAGCATGTCTGGAGCGAGCGATCCAGCACGTTTTGGTCTGTTAACCCAACCGTTTGGTTGACGTCAAACATTTTGCGGCGAGTAGCCGTTGGAAACGGAATGGTACGATCCTGCCAAACAGGAAAGCTCCACATACTACCCATGCCTTTTATGTAAGTAATTTGATCAGTGATAGTAGCAAGATTAAAATAACCTGCAACAACCTCCGGATTGTCCGAAAAGGAACAAAAGATACGACCGGTGGTGGTAAAACTAACACTTGGCTCCCACCGAATGACGCACCCAGGCAGGAACTTGGCAGTACTATAAAAGTTAACGATGCCAGGTCCAGTGGGATTGGACAAATTAACATTGTTGGCAGGCGCATACAGACGAGCTGTAGACGCAATACCAGCAGCGGTGGAAGTAACAGAAGTACCTAGAGTACTATACTTAATATGGGTGCGATCGCCAGAACTACTAAGTATTGGATTGCGAGTGGACTTCTTCCTCACCATGCTCGAAGAGCTCATCGGAGACTTGGCTGAACCACGCGGCATAATGCAAGGGGATTTAGATTTCTATCAAGAATGGACGTCTGGAAAAACGTCATGGGGCAGGCCGGTTGCAAATCAACAGGCTCGGAATACTCAGCCTCAAGTGCCACCTGCATGTCAGGCAATATTCCAAAAGCGCGGTAGAAACTTACTCGCGCCTCAGGAGTAATGCTAGCAGCAGAGACACCACGGGCCATGTATCCCAAACCTGAATCATACACCAAGTCCACTGCCCCAGAACGTATTGTACCAAGACGCAAAAGTCGAGCATACCAGGCAGACCAAACGGGCACACCAGATGTAAGTACAGCGCCGCAGGAGCCAATTGCCCCCGCCCACACTGCAAAGGATTCAGGAGTATCCCAGCTTAACAAAGAAACGCAATCCTTGCTCATAGCAGTGTGCGGATTTCGAACCATGCGGTACCCATCCCCAATTTGCAGGGGGTGGGCTTGGCAAAACTCAATTTCCTCAAAAACACTGCACGGCTCCTCGCGCGTCAACGTAAACCCGAAGTCCAAAAACCATTGGTCAATACCAGCAATACGGCTGAGGTCCTGCTGCTCAAGAAACAATACACAGTCATCTCCATTGTTAGCCAACCGGAATTTAATCCCAATAGACTCGCAGTAAGCGATGACGATGCAGCTCATGATCAGACAGTTACCCATACCAGTGTTGATATCCCCACTCATCCGGCAACCACTTATCCGATAATCAACGCGATAATCTCCAACACGCGCGATACCACGGTTATTTATTTGCCACCGCAGCAGCCGGGCAAGTTCAGGGGACCTGAATACAGCATTGTAGACACTGTGCTCCCACTGCAACGCATCAACTGACACGTGCTGGTCAAAGCGTGAAGCATCCAAACCAACTGCAACAGGTACCTTGAACTGGTCCCAGTTGTCGCGGAGTGCCTGGCCGACACCATCCGCATTCTTTCCCTTCAGTATGACGCTGTAGCCAAATAACCGCTTAAACCCTTTACAGAGCTCAGCCTCGAACAACTTTAGGTATCTCCCAACCTCCAAATTGTAACGAGGGGACCGGGGCTGTATTACACGGGCGGCAGGATCAGGCTTCTTATCGAAGTTGATCTTTTCAGCTTTCACAAAAGTGCTAACAAACGCATCCCTTGAATTGATAACCCGTGTCAAAAGGCTTTCGTAGGCCCGCTCATAAATCAGCTTCTTGCGCCCGGTGTACAAACCACTGTAATCACAGCGATCGACAACGGGGGTCGAGTTAAGCTTCTTCAATAAGCGGGTGCGTAGGCCGGCTAAACGCCGGAAAACACCATCGTTGGGCTGAGGGGCCCGGCTAAGGCCCGTACCGGTGGTCACGTAAAACACGCGCTCAACGATACCCCGTGCAAGATTAACCAATGAATCTGTGTGGACTCCGTACTTGACCCCAGCTCCAAAGCCAGCCAGATACCGCACGGACCGCGCTACGGTAGCGCGCTTTACCCTACCAACCTCCGTCCGGATCTGCAAGCAGTCTTCACCAGTGCGATCGACACACGTGGTTACTCCGGGGAGGAAAGCAGGGCACCCCTACTTAGGGGAGTCAAAAGCAGCCCGACGCTCGCGGATGGCCCGGGAAGAGGCCAATTCTTGAGCGTGGACAGCCGAGCTGGTTGGTGTAAGACACAGCTCTATCGTCAAATCCATGTGTCGCACAATGTCGATGCTGCGCATACTCATGGAGGCCATTTCAGCTCGCACCCACTCACTGGCTAGGATGCGATTTGCCTTGTTGTAACGCATGACGCCATACTTAGCCTGAAATTGGTAAGCCAACTTCCTCTGGATAGGGGTAGTGGCGAACCGGGCAGAGATGGTCTCCTCGTCAAACGAATCAAGATCAGCCAAAATGGGATCAACAATCACACCGCGAAAGAATACGCGGATCAGCAGGCGAATGGTCCCGTAAACCAAAGCCAAAACAACGACAGCAATGAGAGCACAGGCATTGAAAGCCAAGAGAACATATAAAGCTGAC